GTCTTTTCATAATTATAATTTATTAAGATCTCCTGACAGGACTCGAACCTGTGACCTCCCAAAATGTACCAACATAATATCGGAATCGAACCGAGCTTTCAGGCACTCTACCAACTGAGCTACAGGAGATACCAAGATTAATCTTCTAATCCATCTGCTAAACTAGACAATCTTGAAGATCTAGATGCCTTCTCTTTCACTGGCTCTTCAACTGCTTGCTTTTCGTTTGCAGCAATGTCTTCTTCTTCTCTAATGAATTGAACAAGATCTGTTTCAGTGTATCTTGGAAGAACTCTAATGCTTAATTTGTTACGTCTGATGTAACCTTTAAGCTCATCCATGTCCATGTCTTCTAACTCTTTGTCAAAAGGCATATCTGACTTCTCTTCCTCTTTTTTAGGCTCTTCTTTTGCTTCTTCTTCAGACTCTGGAACTTCATCATAGTATCCAGCAATCTCTTCTGCAATATCTAAGAACTCATCATATGAGAAAATCCCTAGCTTATGAGTCTCATCAAATCTCTTTAGTCCATCAATTGCTTGATTAAAGTTTTTGATAGTATATACATTCTCAAAAAGCTCATTTAATGGCTTCTGCTCCATCAACCACTCAAGATCTGAATCCTGTAATGCATCTGCACCTCCTCTGAAGTCTGGAGCTACTTGATAGTACTTGGAAGGATCTTTCTTTCCTGCCTCTGGATCTGAAGTGATAACTACCATCATTCCAGTATCTGGATCAGTAAAGATGTCTGTTTCAATTACATCTTCAACATCATCTTCTTCAGCAGATAATTCATTCATCTTGTTTACTACTGACACGGGAAGTTCAATTCTACCTAGCTCTGGATTTCCTTTAGATTTGTTTTCATACTGCTTTGCGTATGCTACCCACTTAGTTTTCCCTGTAATACCCGTCTTCCAATCTTTGATAGGAGATAAGTACTTCTTTCTCTCATCTTCGTCTTGAATATCAGCATAAGCAACTTTATGTGCAAATGAAATAAATTCATCAATGATGTCCTTCTTTGTTCCACCATGGACTTTTGAGTTTAGTAGTGCCATTCTCTTCAATTCTTCAACATCTTCACCATCTTTAGTGTACTTCACCATCACTTCCATGAAGTGTACAGTCTTTGCGTACATGTCTGATGATTCGTCAAAACCAAGCTTTTCAATTGTCTTTGGATGGATTCCAAATAATCTTAGGTAATTTTTACCTTTTTGTAATTTAAGGTAATTAGTCTTATTACCATTCGAAGAACTACTCTTTTTTACTTGAGTCTTTTCTTCATTTTTCTCAATTTGTGCTTTTCTTTTACTAGAACTTGCACCTTTAAACGCTGATCTATCAAAACCTGCCATAACTTATTTATTTATTGTTTATTAAAAGGCTTCGGGATTCATTCCCTTCTACCGTGATTTACTTTGTTGTATACTTTTTGTTGTGTGCTTTGATTAGGATACCATTGATCTTGTTGGTCACTAGTTCCTTATTGAAGTCTTCTGGAGTTAGATTCATCTTGTTGCTGATCATATCTAACCTCTTTGCTTTGTCCTTTATTGCCCAATATAGTGAGTCAATATAGTCAGCCTCTTTTCTCATTCGAATAACTCTCTTTCTTCTATTCTGAACAACTTCATCTAGAGTCACTGCATTCTCAACCTCCTTAACTGTAGGCCATTTAATCTTGTCCTTCTCAGTCCTTTTGAGTTGCTTTCTGTAGTACTCTGCTTGCTTTGCTTCATAGATATCACTATCTAGTTTAGCATCTGAATGAGCATTCTCTGCTTGAGCTTTCCAGATCCCTATCCTGTTTAGAAGGGATGATATTGTTATGATTTCTGCATAGACATTATTATAGTCTATCTGAGTGAGTGCTTCGATATCTACGTCTGTGTCGAAGTCTTGAAAGTGTAGTCTGAAGATTTTGTCTCCTCCTAGATCTACCGTTAATACATTCTCGTTTTCCATTCTTACAATCTTAATTCGTGTACAAATATATTATTAATTATGCCTCTATACCAAAACATCCAGTAGATTTTTTTAACTGAAAACCAACCTTTGGATTTCTTTTGCCGTAAACAAGGGCATTTAACTTGTTCTTTTTTGATGCCATATTGTAGATTGAAAAATTTGTTTTCCCAAAAATTTCTATCATTGCTTTTCTGTTGGCCATTGAAGAATCACAAAGCTCCTTGTACTGCTCTGCTCTATCTGTAAGCATAACGTTTGGTACATATATTTCGGCCATCTGCTTTCCTAATTCTTCATCCTTTTTGATCATTACTTTAGCTTTAGCAACTTCAACGGAATCTCCATCCATTATATACTTTGCTATCATTTCTCCTTCTTGTGCTGTCCAAACGTTTTTCATATCTCTTATTGTTATCTGGGTACAAATATATATCTTATATTTATATAAACCTAATATTTTTAAAAAAACTTTTGATTTTTTTACAGAACATCCCATTTAGTAGCACTTCTACCTTCAGATATTGACTGCATTATGTTGTCTGCATTCCATTGAGAGGGGCCACAAACCTTACCTGAGATAAATAGAATTCTACCTTTTGACTTGGTAATTACTTGCCTCATTACTTCATCATTTGAATTCTTTGATTCCCACCTGTCAGGCCACACTCTTATGGTTATTGGTTCAGAGTTGCAATCAAGAGTTATAGTACCCATCATTCCCTTTTTGATCTTTTTCTCCTTGACCTCTGTAATTATTCCACCTATTACAACACTTTTGCTAATAGAGTCTTCACTATAGAATTCTTCTGGCTCTACATATCCAGAAACTCTACTGCCTAAATGATCTGAGAACGACAATGCCTTCTTATAAGACATGTCACCTAATCCAGAAACTTCATGTTGCTTGAGTGTCCAGAACCATTCATGCTTTGTTCCTTTACTGTCAAACCATTCAACATAATCCTTTTCCTTCTCTTTTCTTATATCGTAAAGTTCTTGAAGTACTTGTTTTCTATCTGAATGCCTATCAACCTTATACATCATATCAAAACATCCTGCAAGTATCATATTGGTAACTGCCCTCTTGTTTACCTTCTTCTTTTCAATCCTATTTAAAAAGTCCTCCATTGAAGTGAAGTCACCTTCTTTTCTTTTATCTAGGATCTCTTGTACTGCAGATATGCCGACATGCTTTATCTTACTGATTGACCAGAAAATTCTCTCCTCTTCATAATCAGCTACAAAGCCTACATCTGAATTGTTAATGTCTGGAGGCATAATTTCAATAGATCCTGTTTTGTGGATTTCGTTTATGAATCCAGGAATTTGTGGATCTTTTGAGAACTCCAATGCCGTTACCCAAAATTGAGTAGGGTAGTGCCA